ATACCAAAACAGCAACTGCCAGACACTGCATTTGTGCAAAATGAAGGTTGGACTGTGGAAAACAGTGCAATTGAAAGTGTGGTTACTCGAGCTCCTACACACGAGCCGTGGCCCTTGCACAACACCGGGGTAAACAAAACAACTAACTATGCTCAAAGTGATACTGTGCCCCTGCTGCCAGAAGTAGAAAGCAAACTGGATCAAGTACAAAATCAAGAATTTACAGCAATAACAGCAGAACAGTACGAAACACAAACACCGGTGGATGTGAGCATTGGCAATTTACAACCTGAGCAGATCACAGGCATGCTAGCACAAGCAAGCACAAATGTGCCACAGGCATTTAATAGTATAAGCAATGAGCTAGGCGTAGGCAAATACGGATTTAGTGCTCCGCAACTAGAAAGTGCTGGTTATCTCAAACCAGGAGTCACTGAATTTTTCCTTAAGGACGGAGTTAGTGACCTAAACACTGTATTACAGAGCACCAGTGTGTGGAGTGGTAAAAACGGTGTAAGCAATTTACCAGGCGTACTCGGCGACGAAGCACTGCAAGACTTTATCAAGACTGATCTGTACACCTCGGGATTCAATCAGTTGAGATCTGAGGGCATTCTTACAGGCAGTGAAAGTGCAGAAAGTATAGCGGCATTGGTAGAACCAGCTAGCCAATTTGGCGCAACCAGTGTCAAACAGTGGATCAGCAACACAGCACCTGATGAAACGACCACAACACAAATAAACAAGCTGGCAAGAAGTGCTCAATACAGTGTTGAACTAGCAAATCAAAAGCTATCTCAGACGATTAAAGGATTCAATCAAAGTACATCTAGCACTAACACTGTGTCTCGTGGTACAGTAGATGATGCAGCCAGTAGCATTGTAACAGAAAGCAAGGTCACCGCACCTAAGTATACCAGCGCATAGATAGGGTAAATACAGTATGGCAACTTTTATTGGATACAACACAATCAATCAGTTTAAGAACTATACCCTTACTGATTTTGATTTGATCAAACGAGACCTATTAAACGCTCTCACTATTCGTCAAGGGGAAAGTGTGATGCGTCCTCTCAATGGCTCTAATATTTGGAACTACATTTTTGAACCTCAAAGTCCACAGACTATCAAGACCATAGAAGCAGAAATACAACGAATAGTCGGCAACGATCCTAGAATCACTGTGAGCAGTATTGCAGTGTACAGTGAAGAAAACGGTGTGCTAGTGGAACTTGAAGTTGAAACAGTTGCTGGTGTGGGTGTAGAAACACTCATTATCCGATTCGACGAAAACAGTCAATCTGCCACCTACGTATAAACTGCGCCGTTTATGTTTGCCATAAATACTCTATCGGAAGGTAATTATGGCAAAGACAACAAGACAAACCGCAATATTTGGCGTTGAAGACTGGAAACGCATCTACGAAACCTACAGGGAAGCAGACTTTCAAAGCTACGATTTTGAAACACTGAGAAAAAGTTTTGTAGACTATATTCGTCTCTACTATCCAGAAAGTTTTAACGACTATATTGAAAGTTCAGAGTTTGTGGCACTGTTGGATCTCATGGCATTTATGGGACAGGCACTCAGCTTCCGCAACGATCTTAACACCCGAGAGAATTTTTTAGACACTGCAGAACGCCGTGACAGTGTTGTGCGTCTAGCTAACCTTGTGGGCTACACACCTAAACGAAACGAAGAAGCAAACGGATTTCTAAAAGTGACCAGTGTGAGCACAACTGAAAATGTTGTGGATTACAACGGCATTAACCTCAGCAATGTGGTTGTGAACTGGAACGATACTGTTAATACTTCATGGCTGGAACAGTTTACAGTGATTGTGAATGCAGCAATGGTAGACAGTCAAAGATTTGGCCGTCCTGTTGCAAGCAAAAACATCTTGGGCACAGACACTGAACAGTATACCTTGAATCTAATTCAAGGCTTGCTTCCGGTTGTACCGTTTAACAGCACTGTGAACAACACCAATATGGCATTTGAAGCTGTGAGTGCAACCACTGAAGATGCAGATTTTGTTTACGAACCCAGTCCTCAACCAAATGGCGAATTCAACTTCCTGTACAGAAATGACAGACAGGGCTATGCCAGTCCTAACACTGGATTTTTCTTTTTCTTCAAGCAAGGCAGCTTGCAAGCACAGAACTTTAATCTAGCTGAAAGAATTGCAAATAGAACAGTGAATGTAAACATTGAAGGTATCAACAACGACGATGTATGGTTGTACAAGATCAACGATGCTAATGCTGTAGAAACTAGAACCTGGCGAACGCAAATTCTTCAGTATAGCAAGCAGAGCAAACGATCAAATCAATTTAAACTTTGGCGATGGTGTATTCAGCACCATTCCTGTAGGGCAGTTTAGAACCTACGTGAGAGCCAGTAATGGATTAAGCTACATTATCAATCCACAGGACATGCAGAATGTAAGCCTCAGCTTTACATATACCAGCAGAAGCGGACGTAACGAAACCATTACATTTACCTGTCAGCTCAGTCAACCAGTGAGTAACGCCGATCGTAGAGAAAACATTGCAGATATCAAAACTCGTGCTCCTGCTAGATATTACACACAGAACAGAATGGTCAATGGCGAAGACTACAATAATCTCCCTTACACACTGTTTGGCACTATTATCAAAAGCAAAGCAGTAAACCGCAGTTCGATTGGTACCAGTAGATACCTGGACCTTGTGGATGTGACAGGCAAATACAGCTCAACAAATGTGTTTGCTAGCGATGGTTTGATCTACGAGCAGGATCTTAATCCTAGCTTTACTTTTACATTTGTAGATAGCAATGACATCAACAACGTTGTGCAAAATCAACTTGAACCTGCAGTTGCCGAACGAGGCATGCAAGAGTTCTATTTCGAAAACTTTACTAGACCTGATCTTGCTGTATTAAACCTTGATTGGGTACAAAGCACCAGTCAGAACAATGTAACCACTGGATACTTTAGATTTGTAACCAGTGGCGAACCTGCTCCAATTGGACCTACTACCAGCGACAACAAAAAATACATTGTGACAAATGCACTGATAAAATTTGTGCCACCAACTGGTTATTATTTTGATCGCAACAACAGATTGCAGTTGGGCACTCCTACATTGCCAGATGAAAAAACAGTGTTGTGGGCAACAGTAAATGATTTAACACTGGATGGTACCAACTTTGGCACAGGCAATCTCACAGATGGTACAGGCCCTGTAAGCTTGAACAACTTCGTTCCTACACTAGCAGTACCTACACAGGTTATACCTATTTTTGTTACAGATTTGCCAAGCACAACTGAACAGAGCATCACAGAACAAATACAACTTTACAAAGACTTTGGCATTGGTTATGACAACGACGCAGGTACATGGTATATTATTACCAGCACAAATCTCAATCCTGCTAACACATTCAGCTTTGCTGGTGCACAAAGCACCAGTGGCACAAACCTTGACAACAGTTGGTTGGTTAAATTTGAAACAGACGGCGAGACCTACACTGTGACCAGTCGTAGTTTGCAGAGATTTTTTGCAAGCATACTTGATACTAGATTCTTTTATGATGGTAGTCAGCAGGTGTTTGATCCTAAAACGGGCACTGTGATAAATGATTTCATTAATGTTCTCAAAACAAACAGTCAGCCAGACAGTAGCAGTCCACTGAACAGCGATGAAAAATTAGATATAATTGGACAACCAGCAGAAAGCGATGGCTTTGTAGACGATTTTAGAGTGAGAATCAGTTATGGCGATTTTGACAATGACGCTGTGCCTGACGACCCAGATTATTTTGACACACTGGTTGCTCCTGCTACCAATCCAAATAATAAATTGGTTTTCCTTCAGAGACAAACTGACTTTGATAATCTAGAAAGATATGTACCATTGGCCACTGGCACTGTGGTCACAGATTTGGCCACACTAGATGCGATTGAACTGGCAAAAAGTGAATACGCTGACGGACAAATATTTTATGCTACCACCGAAGAAGCTTTTTATGAACTATCTGTGAGCAGTACTGGAGAGAGAACTGTTAGCAGTGCCACTGGTTATGAAGCATATACCGGAAGACAAGATCTGTATTTCCAGTACAGACACAACAGTCCTCTAAGCCGACGAATTGATCCAGGTACCAGCAATATCATTGATATATATGTTGTGACCAACGCATACTATTCAGCGTATCAACGCTATATCAAAGACAGCACTAACACAGTCGCTGAGCCATCAAGACCCACTATCAATGAACTGTCAGCGGACTATGCCGGGCTAAACCAGTACAAGATGATATCTGACAATGTGATACTAAACAGTGTGAGATTCAAACCACTGTTTGGACAGAAAGCAGACACAGACCTACGTGCACTGATAAAGGTAATTAAAAATACCAGCAGCACAGCCAGCGTAAGCGAAATTAAGAGTCGCACAGTTGCTGCAATGAATACCTATTTTGAAATCGACAAATGGGATTTTGGCGATACCTTTTTCTTCAGTGAACTGAGTGCATACTTGCACGATCAACTGGGAGACATAATCAGCAGTGTTGTGCTAGTGCCTGTTGACCCGCTTAAGAGTTTTGGCGACTTGTATGAGATACGCAGTGAACCAGATGAGATTTTCGTAAATGCTGCTACAGTCAATGACATTGAAGTCATTGATGCACTTACAAGTAGTGCTCTTAGAACTGCTAGTAATAGCGGTGTATCTACCACTAATAGCACTAATAGTGCCAGTGTAAGCAGTTCAGGTACCAGCTCAACAAGCTCCAGCGGAGGGTCCAGTTACTAATGGCTAACAGAATAAGAACCATTGATTTCTTACCTGAGATTTTTCAGACTGAAACCAACAAGCAGTTTCTCAGCAGTACACTGGATCAGTTGGTCCAAGAGCCAAAGCTTAAACCAACTCAAGGATACATTGGAAGAACTGTTGGTCCAGGTGTAAATCCCAATGACAACTACATTGTTGAACCTACTACAGAAAGAGCCAATTACCAATTAGAACCATCCCTTGTGTTCTTGGAAAACAATACCAATACTATCACAGACACATTAACATATCCGGGATACATCGATAGACTAAGAGTAAAAGGCGCCAATGTAGAACGTCACGATAGACTGTTTGACAGTGAATTTTACAGTTGGGATCCTTTTGTTGATTTTGACAAATTTGTAAACTTTGCACAATACTACTGGCTACCTACAGGACCTGACAGTGTGGATGTAAGCAGTACCAATGTGCCACTAACAGATGATTTTGAAGTCGCTAGAACCTCCGGTGGATACACATTCAGCGACATCAGCGGAACACTTCCTACAATCACACTGGTAAGAGAAGGCGCTTATACTTTTGAACTGTCACAAGCTGGCAATCCATTTTTTATACAAAGCGTTCCTGGCGCAGACGGTACACTCGGTCAAAACAGTCAGAGTTCAAGAGATGTACTGGGTGTGGTCAACAACGGCGAGGACCTTGGCACTATAACATTCAATGTGCCAAGCAAGAGTGCACAAAACTTTTTCTATGAACTGCCAGAATCTGGGTCAGTGGACCTTGTCACCGGTTTGCAATACAATCAAATCAACAACATCTATGTAAGCGAATTTTTAGATCAATACCGAGGCATTGATGGTATAAGTGATCTTGAAAATCGCACAGTTATTTTCACTGAATCCATACCTGGTGAAGATGGCGGATGGGTACGCACCACACAGTTTGACAGCAATCTTGCTGAATTTGATGACATTTCATTTGAT